GGTATATCAGGCTTAAGCGGTATCTCAGGCATATCAGGTCTAAGCGTTATATCAGGCTTAAGTGGCATCTCTGGTATTTCAGGTTTAAGTGGAATAGATGGAACTTCAGGCATTTCAGGTCTTATAGGTATACCAGTATTTACTCCTATATTTTCAGATACTTCATATGGTGCTGACTCTTCAACATTTATACAAACAGGAGGTACAAGTTATCAACCTTATGTATCTTCAACTCAAGGTTATATAAGAGGAGCTTATGTAAATGCTAAAGCTACTAATAATAATATAGATACAGTTTTTGGTTTAACTGAAACTCCATCTAGTAATAATCCAAATACTATAAATTATGGATTCCAATTCACTAATAGTGGAGGAGATATTTATATATATGAATTAGGTTCAACAGTAGGCGCAGCTTTAGCTTATACTACAAGTGATATTTTTTATATTACTTATGATGGTTATAATATTAGATATTATAAAAATAGTAATTTAGAACGTACAGTAGCTAGATCAATAGGTAACTCATTATATTTTTCTTCAAATTATAATACAAGTGGAGAAGGTATCACTAATGTAGGTTTTGGACCTATGGGTGAACAAGGAACCTCAGGTCTATCAGGTTTATCAGGCCTATCAGGTCTGTCAGGAATTTCTGGTATTTCAGGTTTATCAGGTCGTTCAGGTCTAAGTGGTATCTCAGGTATTTCTGGTTTATCAGGCGTTTTATCTTTAACAGGTACAACAGATAACGGTGTTATTACTTTAAATGGATCTGCACCTAATGCAACAGTAGAATCTGCTTTAACATTTGATGGTTCTGCTTTATACATAAATGGTATAACAGCTAGTAGAGGAGGAGGAGCAGTAGATGGAAATACGGCGTTTGGTAAAAATACTCTTACTAATAATACCGCCGGTGGAGTATCTAACACAGCAATAGGAAACGCAGCATTAAATGCAAATACTATTGGAGATAGTAATACAGCTTTAGGTTCAGGAGCATTACAAAGTAATTCAGTAGGAAATGATAATATAGCAATAGGTTTAACACCAATGATTTCTAATACATCTGGAAGTTTTAATATTGCTATAGGAACAAATGCTTTAAGATCAAATACAAACCAATCAAACAATATAGCAATAGGTTGGGGTTCAATGTATAATATGTCTTCTAGTGATAACGTAGCGGTAGGATTTAATGCTTTGAGAGGTAGTAATACACTTTCTCAAAATATTGGTTCTGGAAACACAGCTATAGGATCTCAAGCATTACAATCATCTTCATTAGGAACTTTTAATACTGTTGTAGGATATACAGCTGGAAATCTTTTAACAACAGGAACTAATAATACATTTTTAGGATATAGTGCAGGATCTGCAATTACAACAGGGGGTAAAAATACTATTATAGGTAATTATAATGGTACAACTAATTTAGAAGCTACAATAGTATTAGCTGATGGTTTAAGTAATGTTTATTTATATGCTACAGGAAGTAAAGTAGCGATTAATAAACAAGTAACTCCAAATGCAACTTTAGATGTAAATGGTGATACTATAATTACAGGTTCATTAACAGTAACAGGAAATATTGTTAATAATTTAGGAATGGGATTTGTAAGTTGTAGTTTAGCAGTAGTAGGAGCAACAGCTGGAGCAAGAACAATTTCAGCTTCATTTAAAGATGTAGATGGTACATCATTACCACGACCACAACAATTAATACATTGGTGGACAAGTACTACAGAAACTGGATCAGCTTCAACACCTCTAAATTCTTCATATACAGTAGTTTCAGGTAGTAATGTTGTACCTATATCAAATTCAGGTTCAATTAATCACGCTGTAACAGATAATAATGGTAATTTTGCTGTACGTTTAAATGGAGGTACAGCAACTCCTGTTACATTTTGGTTTAATACAGAAGTACAAGGTATAATATATTCAATAAGCTCAACATTAAATACCTTATCACCATAATTAAAATAATATAAAAGTCATGAAAACAGAAAAATTAACAGAACAAGAAATCTTATCAGTAAAAGAAATTCAAAAAATTAGAGCCGAAATAATTGAAAAATACGGATTAATCGAAATGACAATCCAAGATTTAGAATTACAAAAGCAAGAAGTAACTGAAGAACTTAAAGAAGTTAAAGTAACAGAAAACAAATTAAGTAAAGAACTTCAATCAAAATATGGTATAGGAACCATTAATATAGATAGTGGAGAATTCATCGGAAACGAATGATTTTAAACCCTTTTAATATATTTATAATAAACATTAAACTTATTAACAAATAACATGGCAGAAACATTAATTTCCCCTGGTGTATTAGCAAGAGAAAACGATTCATCGTTTATCAGACAACAACCAGTTAACGTAGGTGCAGCAATTATAGGTCCTACAGTTTTAGGTCCCGTTGAAATTCCAACTGTTGTTACTTCATACAGCGATTACGTAAATAGATTTGGCGCAGGATTCCAAAGTGGTAGTGATAATGTATCATTCTTCACTTCAATTGCTGCTTATAATTATTTTAATAATGGTGGTACATCATTATTAGTAGCTAGAGTAGTAAGTGCAAGTAACTCTTGGACAGCGGCAACTAGTACAACAATTTCTAATAATATAGAAAGTGGAGTATTAAATACAGGTTCAGTTTTAAGTAATATCTCTACTAATTCAACAGCATCAGTAACAGGTACTACAGGTAGTTTAGCTACAGGTAGTGGTTATATTTATTCAGGCGCAACAGGATCAGGAGCAGTATTTAGTATAACTAAAACTAGTGGTTCATTAGTAACTAGTATTACAGCTACTACAGCCGGTACAGGATATGCTATTGGTGACACATTTACATTTTTATCAGGATCAATTGGTACTGTTGGTAACGTAATAGCGACATTAGCAGCAGCTGATATTGTAAATTCAACTACTCCAGCTTTTGTTTTAAAAACATTATCTGAAGGTATTATTATGAACAGTTCTTCATCAATGGATGTAAGTGGTTCATTAGCTTCAGGTTCAGCAGATAACATTAGATGGCAAATTTCAAATGCTGATACAGCATCTGGAACATTTAGTTTATTAATTCGTCAAGGTAATGATAACGCGAATAATTTAATTGTATTAGAAACTTGGACTGGATTATCTTTAGATCCATTTGCTGCAAATTATATTGCTAAAGTACTTGGAGATCAAGATCAAAATTATAATGCTCAAAATAACCAAATTGAAGTATCTGGTTCTTACTTTAACGCTTCACGTTATGTAAGAGTTTCAGCAGTAAACACTCCAACTCCATATTATTTCACTAATACAGGAGTAGCTAAACCTCAATACACATCATCAATTCCAGTTAACGCAAGTGGTTCATTTACAGGTGGTGTAGGACAAGTAGCAGGTGGAGCTAATTTTTACGAAACTATTAATGGTACAAATACACAAGGTTTAGTAGGTTCAGATTATGATAACATGATCAGTTTATTATCAAACCAAGACGAATACAAATTCAACATCTTATTTGCTCCAGGATTATATAACTCAGGATATACATCACAATGTACATCAATGATTAATAACACTCAAACAAGAGGAGATAGTTTATTTGTATTAGATTTAGTACCTTATAACACTACTGTTTCAGCAGTAACAACACAAGCAAATTCAAGAAATACTTCATATGCTGCTTCATACTGGCCTTGGGTTCAAATGATCGACCCTGCTACAGGAAAGAATGTTTGGGTTCCCGCATCAACAGTAATGGCAGGTGTGTTTGCATTTAATGATACAGTAGCTGAGCCTTGGTTTGCACCAGCTGGTATTAACAGAGGTGGATTACAAGTAATTAGAGCAGAACAAAAATTACCACAAACAAGTAGAGATACTTTATACACAAACAAAGTAAATCCTATCGCTACATTCCCTGGAACAGGTACAGTAGTATATGGTCAGAAAACATTACAAACTCAAGCATCAGCTTTAGATAGAGTAAATGTTAGAAGATTGTTAATTGCTCTTAAGAACTACATTTCACAAATTGCTAATACATTAGTATTTGAACAAAATACAATTGCTACAAGAAATGTATTCTTATCACAAGTAAATCCATACTTAGAATCAGTTCAACAAAAACAAGGTTTATACGCGTTTAAAGTAATTATGAATGAAACAAATAATACAGCAGACGTAATTGATAGAAATGAGTTAATCGGACAAATTTATATCCAACCTACAAGAACAGCTGAATTTATTTACTTAGATTTCAACATCTTACCTACAGGAGCAACATTCCCAGCGTAAGGATTAAATTAAATAATATTTATAATAAAGAATAAATAACAAAAAATAAACATGGCAGTATTAGATCCAAACGAAATATTTTTCACAGCGTTCGAACCGAAACAACAGAACCGTTTCATTTTATACATGGATGGAATTCCAGCGTATATTATTAAAGGAGTTGCAGGTGTAAATTTAACCCAAGACGCGGTAGCTTTAAATCACATTAACGTTCAACGTTTTGTAAAAGGTAAAAGTAAATGGGGTGAAATTCAAATGACATTATTTGACCCAATCACTCCTTCAGGAGCTCAGGCGGTAATGGAATGGGTACGTTTACATCACGAATCAGTAACTGGTAGAGATGGTTACAGTGATTTCTATAAGAAAGACTTAACATTAGACGTATTAGGACCAGTAGGTGATATCGTTTCAGAATGGATTATCAAAGGTGCTTTAATTACATCAGCTAACTTTGGAGATTACAACTGGGATACAGATTCAACAGCACAAAATATTACATTATCTATACAACCAGATTATTGTATTTTAAATTTCTAAACCCCCTCCCCCGAAATACAGGATTAAGATGGCTCGCCTTTTGGCGAGCTTCTTTTTTTCTCATATATTTATATATATAAACATAGTTATAAACAAATCAAATTTATGGAAGACAACAAGTTCAAATTCCCAACAGAGATGGTGGATTTACCATCAAAAGGTTTAATATACCCCGCAGATAACCCGTTATCAAGCGGTAAAGTCGAAATGAAATATATGACGGCGAAAGAAGAGGATATATTAACTAACCAAAATTATATCAAACAAGGTACAGTTTTAGATAAATTATTACAATCATTAATTGTATCTAAGATTAGTTATGATGATTTAATTGTAGGTGATAAAAATGCTATTATGGTTGCTGCTCGTATTTTAGGATACGGTAAAGATTATAGTTTTAAAATGGGAGACGAAATAGTAACAGTAGACTTAACTGAATGTCCAACTCGTTATTTAGATGAATCATTATTAACTCCAGGTACAAATACATTTAGTTATACATTTCCTCATTCAAAAACCGAAATAACATATAAGTTATTAACAGGTAAAGATGAAAAAGAAGTTCAAGCTGAATTAGACGGACTGAAAAAAATCGATAAAAATTCATCTGCTGAATTATCAACTAGATTAAAATATATGATTTTATCAGTTGGTGGAAATACAGATAAAAAAACAATTAGAGAATTTGTTGATAATTACTTATTAGCTAGAGATTCTAAAGATTTTAGAGAACATCTCAGAAAAACACAGCCAGATGTTGAATTAACAGCAAATTATATTAATTCAGATGGTGAATCGGAGGTCATCAACATTCCTATTACTATTACGTTTTTTTGGCCTGAGTAACGAATACAGATTTCAACTATTTAAAGTTATTCATGATATATGTTATTATGGTAATGGTGGATATGATTTCCACACTGTATATGAAATGCCTATTTGGTTAAGAAAGTTAACATTTAACTTTATAGCAGATCAAAGACAAAAAGAATCTGACGCTTATACAAAAGCTTCAAAAGGTAAAAATAATATTGATTTTGCTGATCCTAAATCAGCTAAACAAAAATTACAATCAGCAAATCAACCAACTTATAGTACAAAGGCATCTAGAAAATAGGTGCCTTTAATATTTATAACAAAATATTTAAATGGCTTTAAATAAAAACGATAAAGAAAATATAAAACAGACCGCTAAAGAAACTTCAATTATAGTTGAAGATGCTTTAAGGTCTATTTCTAGTCAAGTTGGTGATATCTTTAGAGACGCTTTAAATAATACTAGTACATTTAGCAAAACATTAACTCGAGACATACAAGGTGGATTAAATTCATTAGCTAAGTCTACTGATGTAATTGAAAAAAATCTAACTAAATTAACTAAAGGTGAATTAACTAGAGCCGAAGTTAATAAACAAATTGAAGCTAGAAAAATTAAGCTTCAATCTATTGAAAAACAATTAGAAATAGCGTCTCGTAATAATTTAGGAAATACTAAACATTTAAATGAAGAGTTAACTAAAACTCAAGCATATGAAGCTGAAATAGTAAAAGCTTTAGAAGCACAAGCTGCGGAAGCTGATAAAATTGATAAATCAATGGGTAGCTTAGGCGCGGTAGCCGAAGGCCTTAGTAAAGGATTACAAAAAGCTGGTTTAGGAGCGTTAGACACTCAGTTAGGTTTAGGCAAAGCCTTAGCTTCTACTAGAGAAATGGTAGCAAAAAATGAAGGAAACGTAAGTAACCTTGAAGCTTCTAGACATTTAACTAAAGAAATAACAAAAAATATTACAAATTCTGTAGACCCAGCAGCATTAATCACTTTAGCTTTTAAAGAATTAGTTGATGCTCTTGGTAAAACAGATAAATTAGCTGGAGATACAGCTAAAGCATTTAATATGAGTTATAGTGATGCGTTAGCATTAAATACTCAATTAACTCAAACTGCTGCTTTAACAGGTGATGCTGCCGTTAACACTAAAGGATTAAATGAAAGTGTAATAGCTATTGGTAAATCATTAGGTTCCAACGCTATATTAAATGAAAAAGATTTAATTACTTTTACTAAATTAAGAGAACAAGCAGGTTATACTAATGATGAATTAATAGGTATTGAAAAAATATCTTTAGTTAATGGTAAAACATTAGAAGATAATACATCTGAAATATTAGGAGCTGCTGAAGCATACGCTGCTCGAAATAAATTAGTAGTTAATGAAAAAGATGTTTTAAGAGAAGTATCTAAAACATCAGCAGCTATTAAATTATCATTAGGTGGTAGTGCAGCCGCTGTAGCTGAAGCTGTAGTAAAAGCAAAACAATTTGGTTTAAATTTAGAACAAGCTGATAAAATAGCTTCTGGATTATTAAACTTTGAACAATCAATAACAAGTGAGTTAGAAGCTGAATTATTAACTGGTAAAAATCTTAACTTTGAAAGAGCGAGATTTTTAGCTTTAAATAATGATATAGCAGGAGCAGCAGAAGAAATAGCAAAACAAGTAGGTACATCTGCTGATTTTGCTAAAATGAATAGAATTCAACAAGAATCCATTGCTAAAGCAGCAGGAATGGAACGAAATGAATTAGCTCAATCATTAATGGATAGAGAAGCATTAGCTGCTTTATCAGAAACTGAAGGTGCTACTGCTCAAGAAAAATTTAATAATTTAGTTAAACAAGTAGGTTTAGAAAAAGCTAAAAAACAATTAGGTAATGACCAATTAGCAAATCAATTCGCTCAACAATCAATAGCTGAACGATATAATAATACAATAGAAAAATTAAGAGAAGTTTTTGTATCATTAGCTGAACCAATATTACAAATAGTATCTCCTCTTATGGATTTACTCACCACTGTGCTTCCTGGTATTACTGCTTCTTTAAACTTTATTTTAACTCCTATTAAATTTTTAGGAGAGGGCATTAAAGGAATAGTTGATTCATTCCATGGTGGAAAAGTATTATTAACAGATTGGCTTAAATTAGCAGTTGGTATAGCAGGTACATATACTTTAATAAAAGGAATACAAATTGCTAGTGTAGCTATTCAAAAAGAACAAACTGTAGCCGCTGCCGCAACAGCAGTAGTAGAAAAAAATAAATTATCAATTTTAGTAGCAGAAGCAATTGCTAAAGCTATTGCAAATCCGATCCCAGCTTTAGCAGGATTAGCATTAGCTGGAATAATAGGATCAGCTATTTATTCTCAAGTAAAAAGTGTTGATGATGCTCAAATATCTCCAGACGGTGGTTTAATGGTATCAGGTAAAAAAGGTACAGATAGTTTAGATCCTAACGATACTGTTGTAGCTGGTACTAATTTAGGAGGAAGTTCATCTTCATCATCAACTGATATTCCTATGTTAAATCATATGGAAAAAATGAATGCTACATTAAATGCTATATTAAATAAAGAAGGAGTTGCGTTATTTGACACTACTAGAGGCGGTACTGCATTTGGTATGGGCACGTATAAAGTAACATAATATTAATATTTATAACAAAATTAAAAACATAAAACTATGGGCTTATTAGACAGATTAAGAAAACAAGGTTCAAACCAAAGTAAATATGATGGTAATACACCACCAATTAATCCATTAGCAACTAAAGAATCAAAATTACATGCTTTTGGTGAAGCACCAGGCTATTCATTAAATGGCGCTTTTAATTCAACTGTGACACGTGATTACAATAAGTATGATGATGGAGTATTAAACACATTACCACAACCATCAAACCTTGATATTAAAACTCCAGCACAAAAATACGTAGACGTTAAACCAGCGTAATGGGATTAAGAGATATCTTTACTAACCCTGAAAGATTTAAATTTTATGGAGGGGCAGGTTATCCTACACCAAACGGTTCGGGTGGTGTAAATGGGGTAGAGCCTTTACTGTCTCTTAAATATGGTAAAGATTCTCTAGGTGGAGGAGCAAGTAGACAACCATTTATAGTAACTCCAATTCCTGGAGCGTCAGCTACATTTAATACTAATGGTTTAGTTATAGCTCGTTCTGCAACTGATGTAGAACGTTTATCTAAATTTTTTACCACTACACCTGGTTTACTTTTTATAGCTAAACAAAACGTTTTATCTCAAACAAACGTTAGAACACAAGCATCAAATATTTCTACTCCTCAAATACAACCAAATAATGGTCCGTATTTACCAACTAATACATTAGCACAGGTAGGAGTATCAGCTGCCGGTTTTCATTTTAATAAACAAGGTTTATTACCTAATGGAGATTTTTCTCCTCAATATAATTCTAATGAAGTTATAATAGGAGTCACTGATGAAAGTACAAATAGATTAATTAATTTAACTAAAGATAAAGTTAATTATAAAAATAATCAAATTAATATATTAACTTATAGAGGAGGTCCAGGTTCTTTTTTAGGTGTAGGTTCTACAAATATACTTTTTGCTTCATCTGGTAAATTTAGAACAGGCATTAATAATCCTTTATATACAGATAATCTTAATAGATTTTATGGTTTATTAGTACCTAATAGTATAGTAGCTAATCCTATACAAGAACTTTATCAACAAGAAACATATCAAAGTCAACCGGTTACTCAATTAGTTGATTTTAGAAATCGTTTAAGAAATAACACTTTTTCATCTATATTATCTAAATCTCCTAATTATGGGGGTAGTCCTGAAGATGGTCCTGATGCTAGTATTGAACAAAGAGTAAATTTAGGTAATCCTGGTACTCGAGGTAATATTATTAGTTATACAAAAGGCAAAATATTATCTACATCAAATACATCACAACCTTTAGATAAAATTAATGCTAAACCATTATATCGTTCTCAATTTGTAGATCCTGAAGGAACAACAGATTTAGTTAAATTTAGAATTGAAGTTATTGATAATAAGGAACCAGCATTTGGTACATTTATACATTTTAGAGCATTTATAGATTCATTTTCAGATAATTATAGTGCTGATTGGTCTCCAACTCAATATATAGGTAGAGGTGAACAATTTTACACATATGATAAGTTTACAAGAACAATAAATATGTCTTGGACTGTAGCCGCTCAATCAAAAAATGAACTTATTCCAATGTATCAAAAACTAAATTACTTAGCATCATCTTTAGCTCCTACATATAATGATAATGGATACATGGCTGGTACTTTAGTTAGGCTCACTGTAGGAGGATATTTATATTCTCAACCAGGGTTTATAACTAGTTTAACTTATGATATACCATCAGAATCACCTTGGGAAATAGGAATTAATGATATAGGATTAAGTGATAATTCTGTTAAAGAATTACCTCATATGATTAAAGTATCAGGATTTAATTTTACTCCAATTCATACTTTTGCTCCACAAAAACAAAAGAATGATTATGAAGGTCCAGATAAACTAGTACAAAGAGTTACATATGGTGCACTTGCAGGTGAAGAACCTAAAAAACCAGACCTTTATTATGCTAATAGTGTAACAACATTTGGTAAAGAAAGATTTATAGCTTTATCAGCTGGAGGAGATAAAAAAGATAATAATTACGATAGTTAATGAATAGATACGCTAGAATACCTCAAACAAAGATTAATGGAAAAACAGCATACATAACAGTACGCTACCCAGAAATTCCATTATCAGCTGATGATATATATGTTTATACTCAGCAAGGAGATCGTTTTGATGTTTTAGCTCAAAATTTTTATCAAGATAGCTCTTTATGGTGGATAATAGCAATAGGTAACCCACAAATTACTTTAGGTAGTTTACTAATACCATCAGGAATCCAATTAAGAATACCAGCAAATCAAGCAAGTGTAGTTAATACTTACAATGTTATAAATAGTTAATATGGATATATTAGGTGAAGGTTTTAATCAAGTTATATTAGATCAAATAGATACCCGTCAAAAAATATACGCGGCTGGATATAATTCTAATAACCCAAGAACGCCTGAATTTATAACTTACGCTACTTCTAATACTTCATTTGTACAACTAATGTCATCTGTTGAAATATCAGATTTAAGTAAATTAAATAGCCCATACATAACTACTTTACAAAAAACAGGACAAGATTTAGCTAAAGCTGCTATATTATTTGGTGGTGTTAAAGGATTAAAAAGCGGTATCCCAAAAAATAAACCTACTGTATTTAATAATTATGCTTACGGTTGGGGAGCAGGAGATTTTGGTTTAAGACCAATGCCGGGTATAACAACAGCTAATATTAAAACTGAAAATATAGGTTCATTAAAAACAGCTACAGTTAATATTAAATGTTGGGATAGAGCTCAATTTGAAATAATTGATACATTATATTTACGTTTAGGTTTTTATGTATTATTAGAGTGGGGTCACACTATTTATACTGATAATAATAAAAGTAATCCTACACTAATTAAAGATCCATTATCTTTAGAAACTGAATTTTTTAGTAAAGAAAATAACATAGATGATATGTTAGATTTAATTGTAAAAAAACGTCTTGAAGGTTTTGGTAACTATGATGCTTTATTTGGCAAAGTAGTTAATTTTAATTGGAATTTTAATAATGATGGAAGTTATGATATAACTATAACAATTAGAAGTGTAGGTGATATTATAGAATCACTTAAAGTAAACATTTTTAGCTCTGATGTGACTGATGTAATAGCACCCATATCAGAAGAAGAACAAACTTATAATAATACAATAGGAGCAGCAACTGCTGGTATTACACCCGTTAACAATGCTTACACCCAAAAAGCTTTAAGTGGTACTAATATACCAACATCTACCTCTATTCCTATAGAACCAGAAGCTTTTAAAAGTAATATTAATTTTAGATTATATTCTTTAAAAAATGATTTAGATAATAGAGTAAATAAATATCCTACTCTTAAAGACGATAATGTTTTTAGTATTGCTACATATTTAAGTGCCGGTAAACTACAGGATATAGTTAAGGTTAATTGGAAAGATAATGTACCTACTTATTATATTCGTTTTGGAGCATTCCTAAGAATAATACAAGGAGATGTTATACCTACTATTAGCGGTAATGGAAAGACAAAGAAAAAAGCTCTTAAAATTGATTATAATGTTGAATCTAATTTAATAAATTATTTAGATTACCAAGTAAGTACAAATCCTAAATATGTATTAATTAAAAAAGAAATACCTAGATTAAATGTTCAAATATTAAATGAACGATGTGCTAACTTTAAGTATTCTATTGATAATGTTAGTGACTACGGTTACCTTATGAATGTTTATTTAAGTTATGAATTTATAAAAACTAAATTAGATGAATTACGTCTAACACCAGGATCTAAAGTATTGTTAATTGATTTTTTTCAAGCAATAGGCAAAACTATTAGTGATAGTTTAGGTGGCATAAACAATATAGTTCCAATTATAGATGAAGAAACAAATACTATTAAATTTATAGATCAAAATTTATTATATAAAAAAGATTCAGTCATAAACGAATTTAATAAAACGTTTAAAACCCAAACAAGTACAACACCTGGTAAATTTGAAATATATGGATATAATCCTTCAGGTTCAAATAGTTCAGGTTCAGCAGGTTTTGTAAAAGATATGACAATGAAAACTGAATTAACACCTCAGTTTGCTAGTATGATTACTATTGGAGCAGCAGCAAGATCTAAAGTAGTAGGAGAAGATGCTACTGCTTTATCTAGAATAAATTCTGGATTAACTAGTAGTTATATTGAAAGTTATGATGATCCTAAAATAATAGTGTCCGCTACTACTTCTTCTGTTATTGATCAATTTAAGCAAGTAATTGAAAAATATGAGAATTTTTTAATTAGTATGAATATGAGTGATGATGCTAATCCACCACTATGGAATGAAGATAATTTTAATAGTTACTCAAATACTTTAAACTCATTTATAACTTTTGCTCAAAATATAACCTCTGAACTTAGTGGTTCTGCTTCTACTTCAACAGGATTTATTCCTATAAATGTATCATTAAGAATGACAGGAATGTCAGGCATGAAAATATATCAAGAATTCACAATTGATACTAAATATTTGCCTTCAAATTATGATAAAGAAATGAGTTTCTTAATTAAAGGAATAAACCACACTATTCAAAATAATATGTGGAGTACAACTATTGAATCTTTATCATTACCTAAAATAACAAACAAACCAGATGAATTTAAACTAGGAAGTTTACTTTCACTAGGAGTCACCACAAAAGATTTTAATCAAGATAATATTAAAATAGCAGTTCAGTTCTTTAGACGTCAAGGATTTACTAGTATACAAACAGCAGGTATATTAGGTAATTTTATTCAAGAATCTGGATTAGACCCTAGTAAAACAGGAAATGCTATTGGTATAGCTCAATGGTTAGGTCCTAGAAGATTAGAATTAGAAAAACAAGCTAATTATCAAGGTTCATTGTTAACCCAACTGGATTTTGTTATGAAAGAATTAAAAGACCGTAAATTATATAGAACAGCAGATGGTAAAGGTTATGATGCAAGTTTAACAAATGCTAGAGTAGAACTTTTTAAGGTAAGAGCAACCCCAGGAAATGAGCTAGCTGCTGTGAAAGAAGCTACATTAGTATGGTTACAATATTATGAAAGAGCTCTAGGTCAAGAAGAAGCTAGTCGAATTGGTTACGCTTTAGACATTTATAATAAAATAACAAAAGGAAATTATAACTAATGTATTATCCATTATCTCAAATAACACCTAATTTATATGCTAATGGAGGAGAATTCCAAATCAAATCCACTGGGGAGTCATATGCTGGTTATTACTTTAAAACCTCTACAGGACAATATTTTACAGGACGTAACCAAAATGATAACCCAGTAATAGAAATAGTTCCAACTACAACATCTGTTACTGTTAATAATACTCAAATAGTATTACCTGAAGTAACAACATTACGTAGTCCAATTTACAATAGTATAAAACCTATTAGTACTAATCAAGTTTTAAAACCTATTTATAACCCTAATGTTCCAACACAACAAGATTATCAAATAGGAGAATATAGACGTTATTTTTGTAAAAAAACAAACGAAATTATCTATTTAGAAATAGATCAAAATACATTTGATAAATTATCATCTCAAGCACCAACTATACTTTGGCAATATTATTTACCATTTTTCCTTCCTTGGAATTTAACAGGTAATAAAGAGCAAGTAGCAACAGTAAATCGTAACATAGTTTTATTAACTATGAAAAATTTTTCATTACCTCAATTCGACGCTTACTTAAAATTCGACTTTACAAAGTATTACGTTTAAATTTGGCAATCTAATTTTTGTTTAGTATATTATAGCCTAAAATAGGTTATGTATTATATCATTGAAACATTAGATCAACTAAAAGTCTTATACAATCTTAAGACACAAAAAGCATTTGTTGAGGTAATTCCATTCAATTCCAATGTTCATCCTGCCTTAAATAAAGTATCACTAGTCTATATTAGACCATTTGATGATACTAAAGGATATCTAATTTGTGTTAACCACAGTGAAACATTACACATAAGTAAAAATCATGTTGAAAGTGTTTTAAAAGACATTCCAGAATTGTGGGTACGCAATAAAAAACAATTTTTATATTATTTTCAGATAAAAGCATGTTGCGATGTATCATTAATATCTCCTACGGATATACAACCCACTTTCACACACCAACATTTTTATCAACGTTTTCCATACAAGCAAGACATTAATCGTATAATACCGGTATCAAAACACTATGAACTGTGTGAAACCGTGTATAACCAAATAAAACCATTAATACCACACCATTTGCCCGAGTGGTTCGAATTTTATAATAACCGGGTTACTTTGGCTTTATTTGGGATTGAAAAAAACGGTATAACATTTAATAAACCAATATTCGAAAAATAATATGAAACAAATCAAGACTACTATTCAATTGACGGTTCTAAAATATTCACGCAATATAATATCTATACTACAACTCGCAGACCCGCTAATTCCTATAATGGTATTAACTTTGCAGCACTAAAAAAAGAAACGAGGTCAAGTTTTATTCCAAGTAATGATATATTTGTAGAAATGGATATATCAGCTTATCACCCAACATTAGCCGCTCAACTAATTGGGTACGATTTTGGAGACAAAGACATACACGCTTCGTTTGCCGAAATGTATGGTGTAGATTATAAAACAGCAAAAGAATTAACATTCAAACAACTATACGGAGGCGTATTTAAGGAATATGCACACTTAGAATATTTTAAGAAAATCCAAATGTTTATAGATGATGCTTGGGACACTTTACAATACGGAGGATATTATGATTGTCCTATATCTAAGTACAGATATCAGTTGAAGAACCTGGATAATATGAATCCAAACAAGTTGTTTAATTATATATTACAAAATATGGAAACATCTAACAATATGAATATATTGATGGATATACATAAGGTATTAAGGGGTAAAAATACAAAAATTGTACTTTACACTTATGATTCGTTTTTATTAGATTATGATAAAAGTGAAAAAGACATTTTACTTAAAATTAGTGAAATTTTTACAAAATACAAATTACAAATTAAAACCAATACAGGAAATAGTTATGACTTTAAATAAAAACGGCGATATGTATAATTCGATAAATTATGACTTTCAACACATTTTTAATACATTCGACGTGAATAATAGGTTACTGTGCACCTTCATTGCTTTAGAGGGATTAGACGGGCTAATAAATGAGGTTTCTAAAACCTATGATATAATGTACAACAAGATTTTTGTTTTACATGTTCAAAATACAGGTGAGTATGTTATTACTTATAATATTGATCAAGGTAACGTGAACACGATACCAACAAATACAATATTAGTACACCGTAAAAAAGAATCAAACACACTATATACAATTAATGCTCTTAATGAGTTAATTAAGTCGTTGAATAGAGGTGTAGTTGACCCATCATTTAGAATTGATTGGCAACACTATAAAAACAGTATCTTATTAACTCAACATAACGAGTTAAAAACACTTAATACTAAAATTCATAAAATAGTAGATTTAGTGTAATATTTATTAAACACCCCAACATATCAAATAAAATCATCTAAGGTCCAATTTTTGGGCCTTAGTTTGGCCTCGCATAATGTGTTCATTATATTAGAGTATAATAATAGTTTTAAATTAAACAAATATACAGTTATGGATTTATCAGAAATCAAATCGAAGCTTGCGAAATTACAAGCTAAACCCGGTTCAAACAAAACCGACAAGAAAAATTCAGGTTGGAAGCCATCAATCGGAAAACAAAATGTTCGTATTGTACCTAATAAGTATAATAAGAAAAACCCATTCACAGAATTATATTTCTACTATGGTATTGGTAAAAAAGTAATGATCTCTCCTCTATCATGGGGTGATAAAGATCCAATTGCTGAATTTGCAAAACAATTACGTAGTACAAATGACAAAGAAAATTGGAGATTAGCTAAGAAATTAGATCCAAAAATGAGAATTTTTGCTCCTGTTATTGTTAGAGGTGAAGAAGCAAACGGAATTAAGTTATGGCAGTTTGGTAAGGAGTTATATATGGACTTCTTAAATTTAGCTGATAACGAGGACGTAGGAGACTTTACAGATGTAGCAGAAGGTAGAGACATTATTATTAATACAGTAGGACCAGATGTAACTGGTACACAGTATAATAAATCAACAATTATGGCTCGTACAAAAGTTACTCCATTGTCTGAAGATGCAAATCAAATTCAACATTGGTTAGATGAACAACCAAATCCGCTTGAAGAATTTAAAAAGTATTCATTCGACGAAATGAAAGCAGCTTTACAAGAATGGTTAACACCAGAGGAAGCAGAGGAAGGTTCAATCATTGATGATGAAGTTACTACTACAGATCCAGAAGGTGACTTACCTTGGGAGGCAGCTCCTAAAACTACAAATTACACTTTAACAGCTAAACCAGCTCCTAAAGCAAGTAAATTTGATTCATTATTTGATGACGAAGACTAATAATTAAACAAAATGGCTAAAAAAGACACATCACTAGCAGCAGCGGTATCTGCTGAGTTGAGAGGTAGCTTTGACTTAAATAAATTCAAGGAAAAGAAATTATTAAGTTCAAATGTGAAATTCAAAGATCAAAAATGGATACCATTATCTAAAGCATTTCAAGATGTAACTTCGGTTCCTGGGATTCCTCAGGGTCATATAGTCCTACTAAGAGGTCATAGTGATACAGGTAAAACAACAGCGTTAATTGAAGCAGCAGTAGCTGCTCAAAAGCAAAAAGTATTACCTGTATTTATTATTACTGAGATGAAGTGGAATTGGGAACACGCAATTCAGATGGGATTAGATGTTAAAACAATTGTAGATGAATCAACTGGAGAAATTTTAAATTTTGAAGGTAATTTTATTTATGTAGATAGAGAAACATTACATACAATTGAAGACGTAGCAGCATTTATTTTAGATTTATTAGACGAACAGAAAAAAGGTAATTTACCATACGATTTATTGTTCTTATGGGATTCAATCGGTTCTATACCATGTGAATTATCAATTCGTTCAAATAAAAATAATAATGAGTGGAACGCAGGTGCAATGAGTACTCAATTTGGAAATAGTGTTAATCAAAGAATTACATTATCGAGAAAAGAGAGTTCAAAATACACTAACACATTAGTTTGTATCAATAAAGTATGGACGGCTAAGCCTGAAATGCCTATGGGTCAACCAAAATTAATGAATAAAGGTGGATTTGCAATGTGGTTTGACGCTACATTTGTAGTAACATTTGGTAATATTTCAAATGCTGGAACATCTAAAATTAAAGCAATTAAAGATGGTAAGCAAGTTGAATTTGCTAAACGTACTAATATTCAAATTGATAAAAATCACATTAACGGAGTTCAATCTCGAGGTAAAATCATTATGACACCTCATGGATTCATTAACGATGCTGAAAAAGAACTTAAAGCCTATAAAGACGCTCACGCTAAAGAATGGATGAAAGTACTTGGAAGTATGGATTTTGATGTTTATGAAGAAGAAGAAGGATTTGAGGGAACGGATGTCTTTGAAAACGAACCAGAATAAGAATGAATACAGATGATTTATTAAAACTTCTTGATAACGTAAATCAAGAGGATAAGGACGAGCCTACCTATAACAAACACTCTAGAGTAATTCTAGTAGACGGACTAAATTTATTTTTAAGAAATTTTGCAGTATTAAATTATATTAATGCTGATGGAGTACACATAGGTGGTTTAGGTGGGTTTTTACGTTCTTTAGGATTTCTGATCAATAATATTCAACCAACATCTGTATATCTAGTATTCGACGGGATAGG